TATAGTGATAACTGGTGCGGAAGTATAGCCTGCTCCTGCTACTTGAATATGCAATTGTCTAATGGTACTGAGACCCATAAAGACTTTTGTATCTCTGCTGAAAAATAGATTTTCAGACATAATTTTTCTCCTATATTATCTTGAAAAGACTGGACTTTAAGTATTTACTTATACCAGTATTTTCTAGTATCTTACCTCTATAAGCATCTCGCCGACACCTAGGGGTTCGAGTACACCTTCATCAGTATCAATACTAACTATGGTGATTTGTTGAGTATACTGAGTTTTGCCTTGCCTATCAGTATACGGTAATCTTGAGCTTTCTTCAAGGACTGTCTCTACGTCTTCAAGTAGCCCATCTAAAGCAGCTACAGAGTCTTCATCTTGTACATAACAACGTAAAGTTACAGACAGAAATCTGTCCTTGTAACCGCCGCCCTGGTATTCTCTAGTTTCTCCTCCTGCATTTAAATGCACTGCGGGAAACTCTTCTACCTCGTCCCAGAACTTGAGTCGAGGTGAGATATTCTCATTTAAGTCAGAAAGATAACCGCCTGAGCCGTTAATATCTTTGAGCTTTTCGACAATAGCATTCACAATGCCCAGTCGTCTTGTTGTATAACCTCGTGCTGCCATTACATTCTCCTAGTGTAGAACCTTCCTATTGCCATTTGTTGTGCTACTTCTCGTATAGATCTATCAATTAAAGGTCTTGGATCTCTTTCGGGGGTAGCCCAGGGAGGCGCTCCAATGCCCATCTCAAAAACACCATAAGGCTCGTTATCATAGGTATATCCAATACTTGGGAAACCTTTTGAAGTCTCTGTAACTTCTAACACTTTGACACTTTCTGAAAATCTGCCTGTGCGATTTACAAGCGCAGGTGCTTGCATATTCTTTCTTACTGTATCAGGCAAGTCTTTATTTAACATAGCAACCATATGCAGAGGGTTGCTAGTGAAGCTCTTCTTTGCTCTTGTTTTTGATAATCTTGGTGCAGTACCTTTCTTATTTTGTTTAACGCTACTGCGGCCTTTGACTTTGCTTGTAGATCTAGCCTTGCCTTTACCCGGCTTGTAAGACCCTTTTGATTTACTATCTAGCTGTACTTTTAAAGATTTATTCTTTCCTGCACTTTTTACTAAAGGATTAACGATTGCTTTTGTCGCTAGAGTCTTTAAGCTGTCTGAGCCTTCTAAATTTAAGAACTCTTCTTCTGTGAAACCATTAAAGATATCCATAGCGGCCTGCTTTGCAAGTTTCTCATATACTCCATCTGTTGCTCGATTTGCATACTTATCTTGATATTGTAAAACAGGAACATAGTCTGAGCGCAAGCGCCCTCTCTTATCTATAGTTGTCTGGTAATCTACTGTACAACCTACTATCATAGAGTGCGCTAAGTTATCAATTTGTCCGGATTTTAAAAGTCCGTTTGCCTCTTTCTGAACATAAGCATTAAACTCTACCTGCTGTTCGGGAGTAAGAAGATCATGTATGCTTTGAGAAGCCTGATTTATACTTAAACCAGATATTGGAGTACCTGTGCCGGCTCCGTGCCCTCTGTCTACTTTGCCTTTGATTGAATCTTTAAAAGCTTTACGAGCTTTTTGAGTAACAAGGGCTTCGATTATGTCTTTCTTTAACTCACCTGCAGTAGCAAATGAACCTACAAGAAATGCCTCTCCCTTTTGTAATAGTGCAAAAATTTCAGGGGCATCACCAGCGAGCTTAGTACCAGGAATAGTATTTAGTACGCTTGCAGGCTGCGAAACATTAAACTTGTTATTCTTCAGATAAGTAGCTTGTTTTGTGCGTGCAATGGCTCTAGCTTTTTGTAAGTTTTTTGGCGTATTGTATCTTTTAAAACGTTTTTTGGGCATATGCCCTCTATCCATCATCTCAAGAATAATGTCGTCTAACCATTTTAAATCCTGTAAATATACAACCTGAGGCCTGTTCGTTTGAGCAGAAGCTCTCATAAGTTCGGCTTCTTTTTTAGAAGCAGCCTTTAGTATCTGATCAGACATCCGTTTCTTGACGGAGGCATTACTCACTTAAAAGTTCTTATAAAGATCCAGTATACGTTTGATATGGTCGGGGAAGCCTACATTACCAGACTGCCCAGACGTACCTTGATTCTGGATGCTTGCGCCTGACAAAGTTTGACGCTGTTTATGTTCGTCTTTATGATAGTAGGAAATTAGATCAATTACTGCTAACTTGAGATCTGCGGGGCAGGTTGCGTAGCCACCTTTATATATTACTTTAACAGAGCCTGGGCCTCTTGGAAACTCTTTATAGCCTGTAGAACCATCACTGCGGTATACAGTGTCTGTCTCAAGGTCTACATAATAGTCTCCATTTGCTTCACTGAGAGTAGTATATGCACTAGTGATGGTTTTTCTTTCTTGTAAGGAGATAACCTCTACAAGAGGGGCCTCTTCAAGAGAAACCATATAAGTAGAGTAGTCTATATTAAAAGTCTCTGTTTTGTTGTTATTATTGTAGTGATCAATAATAGTACTATTACAGTAAGTTTTTACTAATTGACTCACAGAAGTGACTAATTCCTCAAGACGAACATCATCACCGAAGCCGGTAATCTTTTTCGCTGTTTTATAATCATCTAAGGTTATTAAATTTGCCATTCTTTATAAGTCCATTAGTAAAAACTTAGGAGAGCGAACTCTCCTTCGTTTTTCTACTTTGTAAAATAAAACAATGAGGTGGCGAACCACCCCAAAGTTATTAGTATTACTATTACTCGGCGTCGTAGATAGTGTGTACTGCTGGGAAGTTTGCAGTGTAACCGGCAACCAGCTCAGCGAAGCCAATTGACTGGCTAGCAACAAGATCGGTGCGCTGGTTAGTTACTGAGTAATCAGACTCAATGCTAACGCCGCGCAGACGAGGAATAACGTAGTTACGAGTGTTAACCAACTGGAATACAGTATCGTTATCACCACGAGTAAGCAGATCAGAAACAACAACCTGGATACCGTAGATAGAACCAACAGTACCAGAAGTCTTGCTGTTCAGATCGCCTACCTGAGAAATATCAGCAAAAGCTGCGTCTTGCATCAGTTCCATGTAACCTTGTGGGCTAACAATCAGTGCCAGGTCAGCAGAGTTAATACCATACTTACCCATCTGTGAGCGCGCCTTAACAACTTCCAAAGAAGTCAGAATCTCAGCAGCATTGTTGTGAGAGAAGTCAGTTACAGCAAGACCACCAAGAGCACCAACGTCTTGAGACAAGCCAACGCCTTGGTCAGTGCCATTAACACCAACTAAACCGCTGATAGATACGCCATTATCACCAAACATACACATCTTGTCTTTAGCACGTGCATGAGCGCGAGCCATAGCAGACTGAAGCATAGGAAGCAGAGACACAAGAGTCTTCTCGTCAGTGTCATTCAGCAGGTTAGTGCTAGAAATCAGACGATGAGGCTTCAAGATTACTTGACCAACTGCGTAAGCAGAGTTAGTAGCAGCAGTACCGTTAGTGTTGTTTTCCAAGTTACCAGCAGCAGCGGCAGTAGCGAAGCTAGCTGCTTCAGCATCTGGATTGATTGGCAGAACGGTAGCACCACCACTTACAGCGATTTCACGGAAAAGGCCAGCTACTTTTTGCTCTAGCTTAACTTCTTCTTCGAACTGAGTAGCAACAGTAGTATCTAGAGAGATAGTTACGTTGCCAGTAGCAGTTACAGCTGCGCCGGCTTTTTCCATGATCTCACGACCATAATCAGTGTCCATACCTTTACCAGTAATTTTACCGAGGATGTGGGCGCCTAGGATCTCAGAACCTGTTGCTTCAGAAGCACCACGGCCAGAGAAGTCACGCTTGCTCTTACGCATAGCTTCCATTTCAGCAGCTTTCTCTGCGAGGTCTGCCTTATACTTCTCAACGATTGCAGCGTGGTCAGCGTCCTTAGCTTCAAACTCTTTTTCGAGGTCAGCTTGTAAAGCTTCTACGCCAGTTTGAATACCGGTTTCGATGCTTGATTTAATTTGTACGCCTTCAGCTGCTTTAGCGGCTTCGGCTTCTTGAGCTGCTTTAGCTACTGCTTCGTCAGCTGCTTTTTGCTCGGCTTGCTTCATAGCAATCTTAGCAGCTGTATCTT